TAGTTGTAATGGCGCATAACGCCCGACATAAGCCGCGCGGCGAAGCCACGTCGGCTTGATGGAGTTGTTATGCCGCACCACGGGAGAGCAACATGAACGAAGAAATTTACGACCCCGATTGCGGGGCATGCGAGCGAGCGCAACAGGACTACGCCGAGCTTGAGCGCGTGACGGACGACTTGGCTGCGCTTGTACGGCAACTAGTCCGCTCTCTCCGCAAGACCGCGCCAGACAACGAGTTGGCTGACAAGGCTCTGGACTACTTGAAACGGAAAGGGCTGCAAGGATCACCATTGCGGCATAACTTGAAGTGAACCGCAAATATGCCGTGTATCCAAATAAAACACCGATTTTGCTGTGTATACAGCTAACCACCGCACCGAAGGAGGGAGAGTGATGGGCGCACCCACTGCTTCACGCGAGGAAGAAATCGACCAGCTTCTCGCCGAGAACGCGGAACTGAGGAAGTTGCTTTCCGATGTCCGCGCTGATCTGGTAGCACGAGCAGAAATGGACCCTGATGATGGTGGTGCCGTGCTGAATATCAGTAACGGTCTGCTGATCCGAATCGACGAGACATTGAAGGCACGATAATGAACATCAGCTACTCAAGCATTTGGGTGACAGTCGAGCGGGCCGCCGTGCAAACCGGCTACTCTGAGGATTCGATTCGCCACAAGATACAATGCGGCCTATGGGTGGAGGGGGTTGAGTGGAAGTGGGCGGACGACCATCGCCAGATGGTCAATCTTCAGGCAGTCGACAGGTGGGTCGAGCGATCGACTTCGCGGGGGTCAAGGCGCGGCCGTCGTCAATCAGGCCGAAGCCGACCGCGACATCTCGAAGCTGCTGGCGATCCCGGCGGCGGTGCGCTGGTTGAGCATGGAGCCGCTGCTTGGGCTGGTCGATCTGCGCGCCTACCTGCGCCCAAAGTTCAGGCCGAGCAATGACCCCGATTGGAAAGACCTTCACGGGCCGCTCGATTGGGTCGTCGTCGGCGGCGAGTCCGGCCCGCGTTGAGAAATCCGGGATAATTCGCCTTCCATCTTTGGCAGGTCGATGGAAGAAACGCAGTAACCACGCGCTTTTGCGGATAGACCGGGCTCCCGCCTCCTAAGCGGTAGGTCTCAGGTTCGATTCCTGACTTGGGCGCCACGGATTCAATGACTTAGGCTCGCTTCGGCGGGCCTTTTTCATGCCGTTATTTGGCGCCATCTTTGGCACGCCAAAGATGATGCCCTCAGAATCAAATTGAACAGCATTCACCGACATTGATCCGATTGCCCGGCAGAATCGAAGTGCTACGATGCGCGCATGGAATGGCTCATCATCTGTTTCGCACTGATCTTCGCCTTCATCGCCTGGGCGCCGGAGGTTGTCACGCAGGCGGCCGTGGCCGGAAGCTGGTTGCTGTTCGCCCTGTTCATCGTGGGCGAGATCCTTTGGGTATCAGGCCGCTTCCTTCTCTCGCTGCTTTGACGCCTTCACGGCCTCGTTGAAGCGCTGCATTTCCGCCTTGATCCTGTCTTCAATCGCCTTGATGCGCTGGCGCGGCGCGTCCTTCTCGACGAGATCGTGCTTTTCCTTGCGTAGCTTCTGCACCTGTCGCTCGGCGTAGTTCGCGCGCATCACCAGACGCGCCTCGGGGTGCTCGGCGATGAACTTGGCCGCCTCGGCGCCCTTTCCGTCCTTGCGCAGGCCTTTAATCTCGGCCTCGTACTCGTTGATGCGGTTGATGTTGCTGTAGAAGGTCGTGCCCTGGCTGCTCTGCGCATTGGCGTCGCCGTAGAACCTGCCGACCAGCGGGATCTTGTGCGGCGGCAAGTCCTCGCCACGATAGGCTGCGGTCGCCGACTGCTCGAGCTTCGACAGCTCGCGGCCAACACCGCCGGTCACCTGGCCGAACAGGTAATCGATCTGGTCTGGCGTCGGACTCAGGCTGCCGGCGACGTATCTGTCGCCGCCTGACATCGTGTTGATCGCCTCGGCGATCAGCTTGCTCGGCGTGCTGGCCGTGTCCTTCCAGAGCCTGTGCCCAGGCGTGGTCTTGTCATAGGCCACCTTGGCAATCGGCTTCTTGGTCCAGTCCTTGTTTTCGGCGATGGCGGCCAGCGGATCCAAGGCGGTCGGCGTAACCATCTGCAGCACCGTGCCGTTGCCGCCGATCGGGTTGAAGGCATCCGCGGCAATACCGAGTAGCCGCGTGACATGCTTCGCGGGGTTCTTGAATCCGCCCATCACGAATTCGGTAGCGATGCGGCCGATGTTCGGCAGAACCGCGAAGCCAAGCGGCATGGGAATCGTGACGTACTTCTTGTTGCCGATCGGGATGATGGTGTTGCGCTCGCGCACGAACTCCGGTGGCTCGTCCTCACCGAAGCCGGCAGCCATCAGCATCAGCGCCTGGAGGCTGCCCAGCAGGATGCCGCCGGCGACGATCTTCTGCCCGGCCTTGGACAGCCTGACCGTCTTGACGTCGTTGCCCTGGATGGTGAACAGCGTCTGCGCGATGCGGGCGGTTCCCTGCATGGAGGCGTTGAAGAAGGCATAGAGCGCGCCGGCCTGCATGCCGATCTGTCCCTTGCGGTTAAAATTCACCGTCAGGCTCTTGGCCATCGCCGCCGCCTGCTGCCTGCTCAAGCCCTGCTCTAGCGCCACCTTGTAGGCGGCCAGGCGAACGGCGTTTTCCATCGACTCGTTGTAGTCGCTCAACCAGTCGAACAGCCAGGTTGCCTTTTGCTGCGCGACGGCAACGGGAACCCGCAGCGCGCCGCCGGCAGTGAAGACCTGACCCAGGGGGCTGTCCATCCATTGCGTCGGGTTGATGGCCCTCTCGATGGCGCGCGCACGGTCGGCGCTGGTGCGGAACATGTCGCGGTAACCAGTCTGCCCGCCCTCATGCTGGAATTCCTCCCACAGTTGAGCGTAGGCCGACGTCGCCGGCTGGCCCTTGCGCATTTGACGGGTATCGATGTAGATCCCGCGCAGGGCCCCGAGCGTGTGCTTCAGCACGTCGGCCTTGTGGCCGGCGATCGGCGTCGACGTCAGGTTCAGCATCGCATCCTGCACGTCTCGCACCAGGTTGGTCACGCCGAAGACCGGGTTGTACTGGGTATTGATCGACGCAAAGTAGCGCGTCACGCGAGACGCCGCACCCATCAAGCCCTCAAGCTGGGCGGCGTCCAGATTCTTCAGCGCGCGCGCCATGTTCATGGCCTGTTCGTTTTCCTCGCTGAAGACGACAGCGCGCTCCTGAATGCCGCCATTTCCGTCGGGAACCTTGGCCACGACGACATTCTCACGGCTCTTGTAGCCGGGATCCGGGTAGGTCTCGACCAGTCCAGTTGCCGGGTTCAGGCCGGTGATCATCGGAATGCGGTCCGTCATCCAGAAGTCTGGGTTCGGGTTCAGTTTCGCCAGCCCCAGCAGGGACACGGAAACCCGGTTCTTCTCTCCGCGCACGATGGCGCGCTCGCGCTGCATGGCGATATTGGCCAGGATGTCGACCACGGCTCGCGTTGATCCGGTACGGGACTTGGATTCCTTGCCCTTGATCGAGAATCCCTGCCCGATGCCCATGGCTCCGTCCTTGTCCTCGCGCATCAGCGGCACGTAGTGCTTGAAGGTGTCGGCCCAGCCGTCAATGGTTTCCTGCGATTCCAGCCCGTAGCTGACATAGAGCTGCCGCGTGCGGTCGATGATGGCGTCCACTCGGGCGGCGGATGCCTCAAGCCGCCTGCGCTTCGACGGGTCAAGATTGGTGAAGTAGTCGCGCGCCTGCTGGTTGGTCATACCGGAACCGCCGTCCGGGATCGCCGGGTTGCGCTGGGCGATCAGGGCATTCGCTTCTTCGGCATGGCGCGCGTGCAGGTACTGGTCGAGCTCGTCGAGCGTGAGCCCGCGCATGGCCAGATCCTGCGCCAGCGGTGTCAGCTCGGTCTCAACAAACTCCAGCGTCCGCTTCGCTGCGCGACCATGGAACAGCGATTCCTGAAGGTAGACGTCCCACTTGTCGGCGACCTGGCGGCCGGCGGCCTTGATCGCCTGCACAGTGCGCTTGCTGTCGATGTGCTTGTCCTGCAGGGTGCGGATCACGTCATCCAGCTTGGATGCCTGATAGCCGCTCCACGAGGCGTTGTTGCCCGTGGCGCCGCCCTGCAATCCCATTGGCGTCTGCCGCGTCGGTGGTGGTGCCGGCGTCGCGCCGGTGTTCGGCAGCGCTTGCTGGCGGGACTGGCGCGCTTCCAGCGCCTGGGATCCTGACTTTGACGCCAGCGCCGGGACCATGCCGCGCGAATCCTCGATCTGGCTTTCTTCAGCCGCCACCTTCAGGCTGTGCAGCACCATGTCCTGAATGTCGCCGGCCTTGATCAGGCCACCGTAGCCGAGTTGCACGATCCAGCGCTTGACCGCGGCGAGCATTTCCTGCCACCACGGCTTTGCCTGAATGTCGGCATCCTGCCCAATGTTGGCCAGAACCTCGTGCATGAACTCCCTGGAGTCCTCGGCGTACTCGGGATAGAGCCCGCGCACCGTGGAGAAAGCATCGCGCACGCGCTGGTTGCCGAACTTTTCCATGGCGCGAACGCGCCTCGTCAGCGCGGCATAGCCATCCTTGCCCAGCATCCCCTCAAGCCCGTGGTGTTCGCCAATCTCGTGCAGGATCTCGCGGACGGCCGTCTCAGGACGCATCCGGTCGGCGATCAGGTAGGCCACATTGCCGTCGTAGATGGCAGTTCCAGTCTCGGAAAGAGTCAGGCCATACGGCAGATCGTCGGCGGTCTTGAGGATGCGCAGCAAGCCCTTCTGCTCCAGCCGGTCGATCACGCCCTTCCCCAGTGATCGGTGCAGGCCGGCGCGGATCGATCCGACCGTTTCGCCGGTGTGGATCTCGTTGCGCGCGGCGGCGATGATCATTTCCGCCTGCTCGCGCGTCATGGTGTCGGCGCGTGATTCGAGCGCGCTTCCGCCATCAGCCTTGGCGACAAGATGCTTTTCGCGAATGAACCAGCCGCCGTCCTTCTTGAACGTGAATTCGTCGATTTCCTTGGCTTGGTCGCGCGTCAGATCGGTGCGCACCACGCCGCGCAGTGTCTTGCCCTTCTGCGTGACGTGCTCGACAATCTCCAGCCCCATAGTTTCGGCCGCTGCCTTTGCCGCCGCTTGATCAACAACAGGCTTGGCGGCCTTCCCAGTCTTCGCCGGCGCCACCTCGACCTCAACGACTTCAGGCTTGGCGCGGCTCGCGATCGTCAGGCCTTCCATGCGGTCAAATAGGTCGTTGATGTCCTCGACGTCGGCAAAGCTCGGACTGAAAAGCTGGGGCGCGTCGGATGACTTCTCGATCACCACGATCCGGGTTGGCACTTGCGTGCCGGCGCGCTCGAAGGTCACGTTCGGCATCACCACATCCGCAACCAGGTTCAGGCCTTCCGCAGGCTTGTAGGACTCGGTGCGCTTGCCGGCGGTGATCTTGCTCAGCAGGGTAAGGTTGATCGCCGTGCTGCGCGGCTCGCCCTTGGGGTAGATATGCTCTCCGGCGGAATCCTTGTAGGTCGAGAACGGTCCGACCATACGAAGCCCACCCAACTTCTCGAATTGCAGCGTATCGCTGTCGTAGATGTCGCCGATCAGCGTCTTGGCGATCGGCTTGGCCGGGCGATCGTTTTCCTCGTAGAACCACTTGTCGAAGCGCTTGTCGGCCGCAGGGCCGCGCGGTATCAGGGCCACGATCCGGCCACCGTCTCGCAGGTGCGTGGCCGCCTTGGCCAGATGGTCGATAGCCGTGTTTCCGCCGGATCCGAAAGGCGGGTTCATCACGATGGCGTCGTACTTGTTGACGACGTGCAAATCCTCGAAATCGTGATCAAGCATCGTGCCGTCGAAGACCATGGCCAAGCGCGAGCGCAGCGTCATGCTCGGCTCGATCGCGGTTCGCACGGCGGTATCCGGCATCCAGCGCGCGATGGCGCCATGGCCGGCGCTGGGTTCAAGCACAGCCTCCCCCGGCCGGATGTCCGCCCATTCCATCATCTTGAAGCCGACGGGCTCCGGTGTCGCGAAGTAGTCGGTTCCCTCCTTCGCCTTGGTCCTGCTGGTCTTCTTCTGGGTGCCGAAGTAGAAGGCGCGGGCGCGATCGTATTCGGTGATCGCCTCATTCGCCGCGCGGTCGCGCTCCTTGCCGCCCTTGCCCTCGCCGTCCATGCCGGCGCGGTAATCGTCGGATTCCTCAAAGCCAGCGATGAAGGCATCCTTCAGTGCCCGGGCCTGCTCCCCCATGCCCAGATTCTCGGCCGCGCTGGCGCGCTGGGCGATAGTCGTCGCGAAAGCCCACTTCTCCCAATCGGTGCCGGTGTTCAGGTAGCGGAAGATGGCATCCGTGACCTGGCCGGTGCGGTAGATGCGGCCCTCCTGCTGAATGGCCGTGGTCGGCGCCGTGGGCTGGCCAAGATTGAACAGCACGCGCTGGTGCTGCCCCGTGGTGTCGTGCAGGCTGATGCCTTCCTTGCCGGCGTCCGACTGCACAAGGATGACTTGCGGGCCGCTGGCATCGTCCTGGAACTTCTCGACCGCGGCACGCCGCTGGGCTTTAGGCACGTTGCCATTGAACAGCAGCACGCCGGGGAATTCCTGCTGGAATGTCGTGATCGGGGATGACGCGCGCCATAGATCCGATTCGATCAGGTCGGCAAATTCCGTGGTGAATTCCTCGACCACGCGGTTGTAGGCCTCGTTTTCCGCCTGCGCTTCCTTGGATTCGGCGGTGCCGGAAATCGTGGAGATCCGGAACGGGTTGAATCCGCCGCCCTTCTTGTAGTCGTGGAAGACGACGACCTTGCGTCCAAGCGCCAGATGCTCGCGAACGTGGGGCACAACCTCCTGCGCCTTGATGGCTTCCAGCAGGTAGCGGCGCGACAGGGAATCGAACTTCTCGGCGATCTTGTCGCGCAGCTTGCCCAGCGCCACGGCGCGCGGGTCGGCCTTGGCCATGATGGCAGCGATACGCTCTCCGGCTTCCCCGGCGCCCCTGTTCTGCGCCTTGCGTTGCGTCTCGAACCATTCCAGCGCTTGGTCGATGCGTGTCCCGATGGCCGACTCGACCAGGATGAAGCGGCGATCATAGTCCGCCTTGACGTCCAGCATGCGGCCCGCCACGGCGCCGCGCTTCTTCAGCCAGCCATTGAACTGACGCTGCATCAGGCCACGGTCGACCTTGGAATCCGGCTCGGTCAGCTTGCCGTAGCGCATCCGGTAGCCGAAGTGCTGCATGAAGAACTGGTCGCGATTGCTGCCCTCGTTGTAGCCCCGGAATTCGTTGCGCTCGTCGCCGCGTCCCTCGTTGTAGTCGAACAGGTAGCCATTCGCCCAATCGACAGTCTTTTCGTAGGCGAACGGCGTCGCGGACAGGAACAGGGCGCGCGGCCTGGCTTCGCCTTGGCGAGCCGCGATGTCCTCCTTGATGGCCTCCACCTTGGCATCGATCTCGCGGCGCAGCGCGTCAATCTTGGTTTGAGTGCCACTCTCGGCATGCCAGTTGCGCTCATCGTCGGAATTGCGCTGCACCTTGGCCAGCGACTCCAGATCGTCGAGGCGGGCGTACAGGTCGGCGTGCAGCATCCGTGCGCGGGTATAGGCGCCATCCGGATGCAACGTCAGAGCCTGGAGCGCGTCGAGCGCCAGCGTTGCCTCGCCGCTGGCATTCATGGCCAGCTTGTGCGCTTCGTCGGCGACCACCAGATCCCACTCACGATGTGCCAGGCTCGGGTTCTGTCCGAAATTGGCGTAGGTCGTGATGACGATGCCGCGACCGGCATCCTTGGTGCTTTCCAGCAGGGATATATCGAGGCCCAACAACCTGCCCGACGTGCGCCAGTCGTCGGCGATCTTGTCGTTCGGCACGGCAATGATGACGTTGCCCTTGCCGGCGACGGCGAAGCGCTTGATGATGCCCAGACCAGTGAAAGTCTTGCCGGTCCCGGTGCCGTTGGTGAACAGCATGCCGTAGCCATCGGGCTTGGCATACCGGGTTTCGGCGATATGGACGTCCTGCTGTTGGCCTTCGGTGAGGATCGGCAGGGTTTCGCGGATGTTCGCGAGGCCCGGCTTGTGCTCCAGCCGGTCAGCCGCGCGCTGCTTGGCCTTGGCCTCGTCTAGCGATACTCGGCTTTCAGCAAGTTCTGCAAAGAGGTCTGTTGACTCGGGCTCAACGGGCGATCCATCGACGCCAGCGCTATCGCTTCCGCTATCGACACCACTTCCGGCAGCGCCTGCCTCAACGTTGGATCGTCCTGCGCCTGTATATATCGACTGATCGCCTGGTTCTCCAGCAGCAGGGGCTTCAGGTCCGAAAAGGCTGCCGCTACCGCCTGCCCGACCTTGGGCTTCAGCTCCTGATACTCCTGATTCTCGAGCTCCGACATCGCCTGATCGTCCAGAGCGAACGCCTTGCGCGCCCATTCCGTCTTCAGGGTCTGCGTCTTCGCTATCTCGTTCCAGATCGGCGCCGCTACGCTGCTCAGGCCCATTGTCGATACCTCCTGTTTCCATTGTAGACCATGCCGATATTTCGTCCTTGCTCTCGACGGCCGCCACCGCAGCCGGCTTGTCGGCGCCCTGATCCTTGTAGCGTCCTGCCATGCCGATATAGGCACCCTGCAGGTGATCAATCGTGATCTGGTCGGCAACCTCGGTTCCGAACTTCGATTGAATGGCACCGAGCACGAAGCGCGCGGCTTCCCGAAACTTGTAGTAGCCCTTGCGGAAGGCGGCATCGAACAGCTTTGTCAGGACCGGCAGCAGCTTCTGTTCCTGTTCCGGCGTGAAGCTCGCGCGGAAGTTCTTGCCGATGATGTCGCCGAGTTCGCCAAGGGCTTCATCGAAGTCGGCATCGGCCTTTTCGGCTGCTGCTTTGTCGGGATCGGCGGCGACGACCTCGTTTCCTTCAGCCGTCAGCCCGATCTGCACATGAACATCTGCCAGTTCTGTGCGCAGATCGCCCAGCAGATCATCCACCGCTTCCCTAGCAGCATCCTTGGCTGAATAGCCATCCTTGACGTACTGCGCGACCACCTTCTGTACCTGGTCGGCAACGTCTTGCGACAACTCTCCGGACTTGGTAAGCGTCTTTATGCAGTGTTTGAGGCTAGACATTGAGCACCCCTGCCGCAGTAATTATTGTCAGCATTTCAATGATGTCCCTTTCCTGCCTATTCCGATGTATTTTTTTCTTTTGCTTTTCCGGCTTTCGCTCGCTATCCCCGCCGCCTGGGCCAGGGTCTTGCCGCAACTCATCAGGCGGGACGCCAGTTTCATCCGCCGGTGCAAACCATACCGGGCTGAAATACTCCGATTCGAAGTGGTAATAAAACCAGCCGCTACTCGCCATCGAGGATAGCCCCGGTACGGTTATGCTCGGCGTCGAAGCTTCCAATAATGCGATCCGTCGTGCCGTCGACCCCCTTGAATGTGATGGTGCTGCCGGCCTTCTCTGATGTGCCAGCCAGTGCGGCGGAAATAATGCGCATCAACTCTTCGGCGCTGTACCCGGCCTCGATGGCACGCTGCCACACCGCATCCGCCAGCGCGCCGTAATCCACACCGCCACTGCTTGCGGTGTTGAGCTTGGCGCCCATGGTGCCGGCGTCATTATGGTCGGCGGCCAGCGCTCCCCACACGGCATCCGCCACGTTCGCCACCGTCAGCCCGGCGCCCGTCACCACGATGTCAATTGCCATGTTGCCGTAGGCGGCAATGGTCGCGTCAAGATCACCCTGGCCAAGCAGGTCGACCGCCATGCTGGCGATGCCGCGCAGATCGGCGGACAGGTCGCCGGAACCTTGCAGGTCGCAACTCATGTTCATGTAGCCGCTGATTGAGGCCGACAGGCTGCCGCTGCCGGCCATGGCAATGGCCATGGAGATCACCAGGCCGGCGGTGGCATTCAGGTCGCCGCTGCCGGTCATGTCGATACTCATGGCGCGCGACGGCACCAGCGCGGCCGTCAGGCTCCCGGCGCCATCGGTCCGCATGGACATTTCGCCCAATTCGATCGGGCCATTCCAGCAGCGCGGTAGCGTCTGCCCGCCAGGATTGGCAGCACCGGCACGCACGGCCGATGCGCGATCGTCGGCGTTCACCCACTTCTGCCACTGGTAATCTGAATTCCAGCACCCTGGCAGCAGGGCTTGCGCCGTGCCTTCGGCCGTGCCGAGGATGTTGCTGCGCAGGCAGTTTTGCAGCAGGCCCATGTCAGGTCCAGCCGAAGTTCAGATGCAACTCGATCAGGCTGTTGGCCGGGGTTGCCACGCCGGACTTCATGATGGCGTAGATGGCCGCGCCGTCATACACACGAATGCCGCCGTCGAAGCGCCACGGCACAGCCTGGCCAAGCACCTGGAGCGGGATCGGCTCGCCGAGCTTCTTGATCAGCGCCACGGTGTAGCTGCCGCTGACGTAACTGGAGTTGTTGCGGATCTGCTGAATGGTGCGGATGCCGGAATCCGCGCCTTGCAGCGGCATGGATGCGCCGAACTTCCCGGCGCCGGTCGCACCGGTGTAGAGGATGTGCGAGTTGCTCGCGGCCGTTTTCCCGATCGGCAGGCTCGGGCTCGATGGCGTAGCGCGCGCCGTGGTGCCTGCGCCGTTCTGGTAGGTGAGCGAAAGACCTGGCGTGCCGGCACCCAGCGCGGTGGCACTCGGGTTGAAGAACATCGCATCGACTCCGACACCATCGGAATAGCGCGGCAGGCGCACGTCGATCACATTGGTTCCGCTGCCGGCGTCGGTGTAGCTGATCGCCGTGCCGGCGATGGCATTGGCGCGCGACGTGGCAAACCGCGAAGTGGTCGCGGATACGCGGATGGTGTAGTAGTCCGTGCCGGCCGTCAGCCCGGTCGGCAGCGCGCCGCCGCTGTTGCGAAAGCGCACCTTGGACAGGTTGGCGATGTCGTTGGTGTAGGTGCCAAGCAGGCCGGACGAGGACGAGAAGGTAGTGGTTTCGCCGCCGCCCGTCGCGGTGCCGTCGTTGTATGGCCAGATCACGGTTTGCGCGGTGGTCGTCGTGACCGTGGTCACGCGCGCAAAACCGAGTACATCGACCAGTTGCACCCAGGCCGGCACCGTGGTGGCCGCCGCCGTGCAGGCCATGGCGGTTTCCAGCAGCTTGTAGTCGTCTCCGGCCGCGCCAACATCGCCGCCGTGGTACAGGCAGCCCGCGCTGGCGTTCTGGTCGGTGAGCGACTGAAACAGCAGATTCGTGCCGGCATCGAAAATGGCATCGGCCTGCGGATAGCCGCCGCCACGGAACAGCGTATGCCATTCGTTCGCCACGGCCGCGGCGGTCGGGTTGAATTGCTTGGACATGACGGTGTTGAACCGCTTGCCCAGGTAGCTCATGGCGTTCAGCCGGTTGTCGAGTGAGGTAAATCCGCCCATGTCAGTTCTCCACCCAAAGTGTTTTCAGTGATCCTTCGATGATCGTGCCGTTCAGCGAGCCCACCGGCAGGCAGGCCGCTGACAGATAGGCGTCGTCGTAGATGCGCTCCAGAATGCCCAGGTCGCGCAGTGGGTCCCATTCGCTCGGGCAGCCGACCTCATAGTTGCCGAACAGGCCTAGCGGCTTGACCAGCACCGCCGCCAGGTTGCCGCTGTCCGCCGTGGGAAAAGTGATCGACTCGACGGCACGCACGCCGCCATCGCCGCTCGCCAGGGGCATGAACAGCCCGGACACGCCGCTCGTCGCCGGGGCGGAATGCGCCACCGTGCCAAGTGCGGTTTGCGTGTTGATGGTTGTTACGAGCGTCTGCCGGCCGGTCACGCCGTCGCTGTTGGTGTAGGTGACTTGCACCGTGCCGCCGCCGATGTAGGGGAACTGCTCGACCAGCATCAACTGCACGCCCTCGCCGTCCGTGTAGCGCGGCAGGGTGATGGTGTTATCCATTTCCTGCGTGTCTTCCATCGGGATCAGCGGGTAATACATCAGGTAGTCCATGACCATGATGGGCATGGGTACGGCGGTGGCGCTGGTCGAGAGGATCGTCAGCCCGCCCAGGAACTTGGCGTAATCCTCGCCGAGCGCCTGGCCGTGATCCATGCCGCCATCGACGGAGCGCGTGAGCGTTTTGGCGGCCAGCGGCGTGCCGTCCGTGAAGTAGTTGGCCGCCGGATACCGGCCGAACATGGTGAGGTCCATCCAGATGCCGGAGGCCGTGACCACGGAGGGGTTCTTGATCCATGGGCGCACCAGCGTGCGGCCTTCGTCCGGTGCCGCGAACAGTTTGGCGTGCGTGAGCATCAGCCGCCCTCGGGGACTGGATCGGCCGGCGTATCGGGCTCTACCGTGTAGGGCACGTTGCAGGCGCAGGCGAGGTGATTCTCGCCTTCTTCGCAGCGCACCACCAGGCCGCAGCAGGGGCAGGTATAGCGCATGATCGGCATCAGATGCTCCTGCCGGTAAGTGCGGACAGGAACTGACGCAGCGTCAGGGTCAGGCGAATGGCGCCGCGCTGCACCGGATTCATGGCGTCAAGCGCGCCCTTGCCGCGCAGCGTGACCTTGCGGTTGGCCCATATCGTTGCCCCGTCATGCCCGCACTTGCGCTCGATCAACGGTTCCATGCCTTCGCGCGGCGTCACCTTGACCGATGCGCCGCACTGGCTGCATTCGTAAAGCGGCGGGAAGTTCATCACGTTTCGGTGATCGTCACCGACCCGGCCGGGAATCGCGGCTGGATCTGGTTGCTGACCGCGATGGATGCGTTCAGGTCGCCGTAGTGGAAGACGTCAACAGCGCCGGACCCCTTGCCGGTCTTGGCCGACGTGATCGTGTTGCCGGTCACGCCGCATTCCGGGTATTCGATGGCGGCGACGTTTTCGGTTTGCCCGCCCGATGGCGCCGTCCATCCTCCAGTGGTGCGCGCGATGGTCTGCGCGGCGTAGTTGGTGTAGGTGGCCGCCGATGTGGCCATGGTGTCGGATGGCGTACCCGAGGCCGTGGCCAGCGCCATGGTGATGCTGGCCAACGGGCTTGATGCCGCGTTGTCGGCAATGTTGGCGATGGGCGTAGCGTTGTAGTACAGCGCCAGGATGTTGTTGCAGGTTGCGAGTCCCTTCGGCATGACTATTCCCTTTCTGCTGTAAATTCGACGATGTTTCCTACTGAGTCGCGCTTGGTGATCTTGAATCGCCACTTCGTTGCTGCTTCCGGTTGCCGACGCTCTGCAATCGCGCTTCGGACGGATTCGGCCAGCGATGCAGACTGTTGCGCACCAGCGCCGACGGCTTTCGCCATCAGTTCCATTGCCGCGCTGATTGATGCTGCGATCTCTGCGGACTGTGGCGCCGGCGGTTGTTCTACTGCTGGCAACGTCGCAACATCCGCCGCCTTCTCGGGCCGCTTCAGCGACCTGTGATCCAGGTTGCCGCGCATTGACTCGATATGCGCGTCGGCCATATTGATGGTTTTCATTCCGTCAGGCTCCGATGCAGAGTTTCAGGGCTTCCAGCGCGTCGATGTCGCGCCGCAATTCCGTCAAAACCTCGACGGCATCCTGATTCTTCAGTTCGATAGCTTGCCCCGTTTCGGCGATCATGGCCTGGCGCGTCACGGTCTTGCCTTTGGCAAACTCAAGAATCCCTGCCGGCGTCTGTTTGCTTGTATTGACATCAATTATTCTGCCGCCGCCGTGTGTAATGCGCCCGTTGCGAACCTCAACCTCGCCGTTGGCGACCCACTCCTGAGGGTAACGGGCCATGAATTCGGCGAGCTTGATGTCGCCATTGCGCTGCCCTGTAACCTCCAACTTCCCGCCGCCGATGTCTCGATACCAATTGCCTCCCATGCGGTACAACACGCTCGGGAAGCCGGGGACAATACCGTCATACTCAAAAACGGCAGCCGCGCCGTCCTGGATGGGCGCTACTCCTTCATTACCGGGTTCCGATGGTGCCGGTGATTGGCTTTCAGCTACAGGATCGGCACGCCCTCCGGTCGCCTGCGAAATAACTGGTCCGGCAAACTTTTTGTGCGAAAGCTCCCCGTCCTCGATCTTGGCCTTCAACTCCTCGATCGTCAGCGCCTCGGTCATACTGCCGAACACGCGCGGGCCGTAGTCGCCATCGAATGAGTCCAGGTAGGCGCGCTTTGCATCCTCGGCCGAGTCGAAGCCAAGCATGACCTTGTGCTCGTCGAACTTTGCCGGGCTGGAGTCGGCGACGACCTGGTTGATGACCCATGCCTTTGTCGATTCCGGATTCGGCCCGACAAATACGTCCAGGTGATCCTTGTCGGCGCCTACCGTGCCCTTGATGTAGCCGTAGTGGGACGGCATTGATGGAACGCGCCAACTTCCGTCCTTGGCTACTCGCTCGGAACCCCTTGGATTCTCGATACTGATGTCGAAGCCGTGGAGTTGGATATGGCCCTTCTTGTAGTTTCCGGCCTCCATCTGCGCCGGAGTCGGAGCCGGACGGTCGTTGGTCGGGCTGGTCGCGGCTTCATTGGCCTGCTGGCTGAATATGTCGCCCTGGCCGGCAAACTGCCGATCAATCTCGGCCTTGTCGGCTTTCTTTTGCTGGCTCTTGTCGTTGACCTGCGCTGTCAGGTCAAAGGATTCTGCCGCGGTGCCCATCCGGGCCTGCCGCTCGGCGTCTTCTTTGGCTTTTGCTTCTTTTCGGGCTGCGGACTCGGCTTCGCGCGCCGCCTGCTGCTCAGCGAGAATTAGCCGTTCTTCATCGGCTCTTGCTTCGGCTTCGGTTTGCCCGGCAAGTTCGAGGGCTGGGCGTTCTTCCGCTTCGACCGGAGTTTCAGCAGCATCTTCAGCTTCTGGTGTGCGTCCTTCGCGTTCCTTGGCATCTATGGCCTCCTGCAGTGCGTTCGCCTGGTCACGATACTGCCGCACCCACGCATCGCGCGCCGTATCTCCAGTATAGCCCTCGGCGATCTTGTCGATGATCGCGTCGGCTTCCTTTTCCGAAATTCCTGCGGCGATGGCCGCGTCGTAGGCAGACACGGCACCCCGGCCGGAAACGCCCAATTCGTCCTCGATGGCCGCCTCAAGGTCGGCTTCCACGTCTTCCAGCCGGCGCGGAATGATTCCGCGCTTGGTTTCGACGCCATACTCCGACGCCATGCGCAGTACGTCCTGCCGGTGTTTCTTGGCGGATTCCTCCTCCAGCGCCGCGGTGGCCCGCGCCTCGTTCAGCGTACCGCCGCCGTTGGCGATGTCCTGCCGGATCAATTCGATCACGGCGTCGGAGTCCTTGCCGGTATCGACGTTGGGCAGCATGAAGCCCTCGTCGCGCAGGCGCTCGGCGATCAGCGACATATCGAAGTTGGCCAGGCCCTCGCCATCGCCGCCGCGGGCGACTTCGGCGTACAGGCCGGGAGCTAGGATATTGATGTCGTTGCGCAGATTCCCGGTCATCGTGCGCTTCTTCGGCGCGCGAGCTGTGCCGGCGCCGGTGAGCGCCTTCTTGATGGCGTTCTCGGTGCGGATCGGCATCTTGCTGCCGTCCTTCATTGCCACCGCAACCTCGCCATTGGCGAACGTGATTGTCACAGCGTCCGCGATCGCCTTCGGCAGCGATCCGGTGACATCATCCTCGGCGTAGCCGGTGATGCGCAGCTTCCCGCCCTTGATGCGAGTGATGGACTTGGCTTCGCCTTGCGTGAAATCTCCAAGCGCATCCAGCGCCTGTTCGGCCTTGGTGGCGGCAAGTTTGCGCTCTCCGTCGGTAAGGCGCGGGTCGTTGGCCTCGGTTTGCGCCTTCTGGTATTGCTCTTGAAGCCTGGATTCCTGATCCGCAGCGGCCGCGCTCACTGGGTTCGCAGCCGCTGGCGGCGTCAGCACTTCGGCGGTTTTTTGCCCTTGCCCATCTTGGCCTCCGGTTGTTGGCTGCGCTCCGGCCGGCGCAGGTTCGGCTTTCCCATCAACAAGCAAGGCGCGCTTGCTTGCGATTTCCGGCGGTAGCTCTATCCGTGATGGTGGAATAACCCCGAATTCCGGATCGCCGCCGCGGATTGTGTCGCCTTCTGGAATGTCGACGTACCACAACCTCATGCCTGGAGAGCGAGAAGCCCATCCGTTCGCATCGTTCCTATCGGAAGTGAACCACAGCGGGCCATCTACACCCTCTGGAGATCCTCCGTGGTAATACCTGACTGTCCCTTTTGCTGGCTGCGGTGTAGGTTCGGCTTTTGTGGATGGCGGCGCAACTTCTTGACTTGGAGCGGCCCGGGCCGCATTAAGGCGATCGAGTTCGGCGATGATGACCGCGACCGTCTCCGGCGGCTGGTTGTCGATCGGCCGCGACAGCGACCAGCGGCCATTCGTGCCTTGGGCGATGAAATCGGCTACAGAGGGAACGGGGCCGGCCTGGGCGTCTGGAATCGGTTGAACCGGTACGTCGGGAATGTTAGGAGCTGCCGCCGCCTCGATGATCGGGTCCGACAGGAGAGCGTCGATCTCGGCCTGAGTCGAGGCAAGCGATTCCGTGGCGGCGGGCGCCAGGCCGGCGCCCATATCGGCGATGGCCGTCGCCGCGGCTTCCGGCGTGGCCGCGTTGGCGACGTCGGCGGGGGTGGCGCGGGGAACGACAGGGGAATGGGGCGCGACGTCTCCGCGCAGGAATCCGGCGCCGTTGCTGTACGGACTCAGCGCAGAAACGGCGGTGCGATCGATGGCGTCGGGGTTGAATTGAGAGCCATCGACGGAGCGCTGCAGCTCTCGGGCGATCTGCGCGCCGACGGAGTTATCCGTGGTCAATCGGCCGGCGATGTGCGTGCCGGCACCCATGACGCCGGTCAGCAGGACGACATCGGGCAGGACTTCCTGCATCGACTTGTTCCAGTCGGCCGGACTGGTCCAGCTGCGCATCTTGTCGTTGGACAGGCCGCCCTTGACCTCGACGTTGTGCTGGCCCATCTGCGTCCAGGCTTCGGTGCCCGCATCACCGGCGAGCTCCATGTAGCCGGCGCCAATGCTCTTGGTGATACCGGCCAGGCCGAGCTTGGCGTTTTCGAAGATCAGCTTCCCGGCGTGGAATCCGATTACGTTGCCGATCGCTTCGGGGATCGCTTCATACAGGCCGTGCTCGCGTGCCAATCCCTCGTAGGAGCGCGCCACCGATACGAATTCATCGTCGGTGAAGGGTCGGCCGCGGACCTTCTCGGAGGCCTGATCGAGCTTGTCGCGGACATCGCGCATGAAGCCGTTGGTGTCCATGCGGTAGGCGGCCAGGCCAGAGGCCGCAGCGCCGGCGCCGTACATGGCCAGCGGACCACCGGGCGCAGAAGATGCACCAGCGGCAATGCCGGCGCCCATCGAGAACAGCGAGAACGCCAGATTTTCGGGGAGGTTGCGCAGCTTGTCGCGCGTGATACCCAGAAGGTAGGTATCTTTCGCTCCGGGCATGGACTGGTTCTTGTTGGACTCGTCGCGAATGAATCCGACGACCTTGTTTCCCCAATCCGGATCGCTGCCCTCAACCAGCGCAGAGGCGCCGGCCGCCATCGCCCACGGCAAGCGCGTGGCCGCATAGCCGACATCCTTCAGCGCATCGCCGGCCGTCGCATCGCCCGCCTGCAGCTCCGGCATCCGGTTCTGCGTGGCGTCGTCCATGACTTCCTGCGGCGTGCGCGCCTGGCCGGTGCCGGACATATCGCGCTCCATGCGCGAAACCTTGTCCTCGACTACCTGCTGCGCGATCTTCCCGCGCTGGCCGCCGGCCTCGATCGCCTTGCTGTTGTCCTGCAGGGATTGACTGAGCAGGCCGGCGCGCTCGCGCTGGTAGTAGTCCTGCCGCATCGGCCCCATGCCGGAGTCTATCGGCATCCCCTGATCGTTGGCCTGCGGCACAAAGCCGTCCATGACGGAGCCCGGAAGGCTGACCGCGTTCGGGTCTTTGCTCGGTGTGGCCACGCTGGCGGCCAGGTCGTCGGCGGTATAGTCCGCGGCCGGCGAGCTGGTCAGCGAATTCTTGACGCGATCGACGACGCCCGCCTTCGGCGCCAGATCGGGGTACTCGGCGAAGATGGCTTTCTCGATGTCGGCATCCGACATTCCATCCGGAAACTCGAGACGATCGCCATTCGGTACTACGATGGTTTGCGCCACGCTGTTGCCCTTTCGGCTATTTTCTGTCGACGAATCCCTTGCCCGGAACGAACTCACGCACTCGGCCGCCAGTGACCGGGCGCGCTGTGTCGTTGCTGGTGGGCTTGCGCTTTACCGTCGTCGTGACTTTATCGCCCTTGGTGTTGTAGCTTTCCGTGTGCTCGGTGACGTACTCGCCAACCTTGCCGTTGAGCAGGACTTCGCCGGCCTTGTCGTCGCTGTAACCCTTTTCCTTGAGGAAGCCCCAGTTGCGCATGAGCTCGGTCGCCTTGCCGTTTCCGTTGGCCGCCGCGGCCTTGAGCTCGCCAAGCGCCATCGCGAAATCGCCTTTCATTTGAGCGATTTGCAGCGCGTTCTCGAATCGGCCCTGCGCGATCAGCGTCTTGATCTCGTCGGCGGCGGTTTTCTCGTCCATCGCGGCGATGGTCTTGATGTCGCCCTGCGCCAGCAGCATGTCCTTGGTCGTTGGCTCCTGCTTGTATCTACCCTCGGCCTTCGCCTGATTCACGGCATCGAGGCCGGCTTGCGCGCCTTCCGGGTCGGTGCTGGCCAGCGCGTTGTAGGCGTCGGTGGCGCTCTGTGACAGCAGGCCGCCGCGCTTGTCGGCGGTCGCCTGGGCTTCGGTCTGCACGCGGCCCCGCTCCTCGGCGGCGTCGGACTTGTTGCGGGCGCGCGTGGTCAGATCCTCGTTCGATTTCAGCTGGCTCGAGTATTCGGCAATGCGCTTCGCCTTCTCCTCGTCCATCATCGCGCGCAGCGCGTACTTGGTCGTGTCCTCGACGGCGCCCGCGGCACCGGCGATAGCTCCCATCAGCAGGCCCATGATTACGCCCCCATCGGTCGAGTAAGCAGTCCGCCGGCGCCCTGGCCGGCTTGCGCTGGCGCGTTACCCGTCGGCGGTTCGCCTTGGGGTTCTGCGCCCTGCGGTGCGGCGCCACCCTGCGGCGCTTGGTCGTTGAGCTGCTGGATGTGGTTGATGCTGGCCATCAGCATGTCAGGCTTCACGCCAGCGCCTTCGAACAGCTTGAACACGAATTTCTGGATGGCCGAGCCCATCGTCTCGGCGTCGATCCGCTCGCCGGCCGCCTGGGCGGCAAAGTCGGCGGCGTGCAGCATCAGCTCGATGCCGGCCGGAATGATGAGCTGCTGCGGGAAGGCACCCTTGGAGTTCTTCAGCATCATCGCCATCAGGCTCGCGACGCCCTCGGCCAGGCGATCGTCGATCGGCCCCTCGGCCTGCATCTGTTCCTGCATCAGGTGGTGGGTGCTCTTGTCGAACATGATCTTCATGCCCGCCGTGACCAGCTTGTCGTAGGCCTCGCGCATCGGCGGCGGCACGTTCTCGCGCAATCCCTGGCGGATATCGGTCGAATCGAACGGCTGCGCTTGTCCCTCCGGGCTCGGCGCCGGATTCATCTTGTCCATGTGACCCCCTTATGCGGTGGCGGGTTGGCCGAAAAGCCGCTGCATGGCGGCCGTGCGATCGGCGATGTATTCGGCGTAGCTGCGATAGCTGCCGTCGGCGTTCTTGCCGAAGGCCGCGCTGCGGTTGGTGCCAAAGCTGCCAAGCCCGACGGTCTGCACGCCGGCGTTCTTCTTCTCGAGCGCCGCGGTCTGCGCATCGGTCAGCTTGTTACCGGCCTCGGTCTGGCTCTGCTTCAGCGCCAGCAGCTTGTCGTTGGTGTCGGCTTCCGACATGCCCTTGAGAGCACCAGCGCCGGCATTGATGACGGCCATCTTGGTGAAGTCGCCCGAGCTTTTCCACAGATCGAGCAGGCCGTTCTGCGTCGAAGCCGTCTTGTTCGATGACGGCGAAACCGGAACCGACGGCAGAGAAACCGGGGAGCTGGTAGCGGTCGGCTTGACCGCCTCGCTGGCCGGAGACGTGCCGAGCTCGCCAGGCAGGCCGCCGCCATTGGCATCGCGCACACCGAAGGCTTGATCTTCGCCGCCGATCGTCGGCATAGGCCCCTTGAGGATGCCCTGCGCGTCGGTCTTGGGAATCAGCAAGTCGCGGACGGACGCATCCGCCTGGGCGCCGGTGCCGTAGATATCCGCGTAGCCGCTGTTGTTCATGCCCGGGCTGTAGTCCTTGGCGCCGGTGAATTGCTCGGCGACGCCACTCAGGCCGTTGGCGTTGTAGGCCTGGCTGAACGAATCGAATCCGCCCTGCTGCATGAACTGGCCGACACCGCCGGCGAGGCCCGCCAGCATCCCGAGGCTCGAAAGCGTCTTGTTTCCGGTGATTGCACCCAGTCCCGACATCACGCCGCCGGCGATCATCAGGCCGCCCATCAGGGCCGACGTGCCCATGATCGACAATCCGGCACTGATGCTGCCGAATGCGCCGAATACCGCGATGGCAGGACCGCGACGCTCACCAAAGGCCGGGCCGTGGAAGGCATCACCAACTGGTTCGCCGGCGGCCGCCTGCCGGCGGTGCGTCGTGTAGTACAGCGGCCGCGGACGCATCCGCTCAAGAATCAGGCTTTGCATGGCTTTCCTTTCTCGAAAGGCAATGAGTCGCACCACCAGTAGCGGTAGTTGATGTCCTCGTTGGTCTGCACGAAACCGAGGCGCTTGATGAAGGGCTCCGTCTCGTCGCCGGGAACTGAGCGCGTCGTCAAAAAGACTTTCTTGGCCAGCAGCGACTCAAAGAAGGCGCGCACGACGCGGCGCGACCAGCCGCGACGACGATACCGCGGCAGAATGGCGACGTGGATCTCGTTGCCCTGGAGCATCACGTCGCCGTAGTAGATGCCGCCCACCTCGATGGGCAGGATCTCCCAACCTACCGGGCAGCATCCCAGGTAGTCGGCGATGGCGCTCATGGCTTAGAACTGCAGGATGGATCCGAGCTCGAGGCCGCTGACCGCGGAAACCACGTCCATCCCGGTCTTGAGGAGCTGCTTCTGGTTTTCGATCGCCGTCGTCTTGTCGGCCGCGGCGATGTCGGGGTTGTTGACGATGTCGGTGATGTTCTGCAGCACCTTGCCGTAAAGCGCGCCGGCCTGCTCATTGGACGAGATCATCTGCTTGTAGCTCGACTCGATGGCCGCCAGATCCTTCTTCGTGGTATCCGATAGGGTCTGGAGCTGCAGCTTCGATGCCGAATCGGCGTTGGCGATCGACACCTTGAATTGGTTGTCGAGATCCTGGATGCGGACCTTGTTCTCGGCCTCGGCGTTGGCCTGGTTCGCTTGGGCGGTGATCGTGTTGCTCTGTTCCGTCAGCCGGTTCGCCGCGGCCGTGTTGGTTTCCAGCGCGCGATTCGTTGCTTCCTGGTTCGCAGCGTTCGCCGAGTTGGTGGCGCCGGCCGTGAATTCAGAGGCCCGATTCGTGGCATCCTGGTTGGCAAGCGTCTGCCGGTTGCTGGCGTCGGCGGTGAATTGGCTGGCGGTATTGGCCGCGCTGGCGTTGAAGTTGGCCGCATTGACATTGGTCGCGGCATCCGCCTGGGCGATCGGAAGCGCGGCATCGTACAGGGCCGACTGCCCGGCTTGAATCGCCATGCTGGAGTTGAGCAGGCCCCGGCGATTCATTCCCGCCATCGACTTCGCCTCGGCGCGCTGCATCAGCGGGCCATTGGCATCGATCACGCTGTCGATCTGCCCGGCGACCGTCTGCGGCTTATCGACGGTCCATTTCGTCGGATCGTAGCCGGTGGAGGTTCCGGACGTCGCGTTGTATCCCTGGCCAGTCAGCGTCGTCGCCGGCGTGTAGGTGGTCGGCGTGGTCAGCAATCCGCCCGTCTCGACTTTCGCGGCAGGTTGAGCTGTCGGCGCGACGGCTTTGGTGGGATCGTAGGGATCGGCCATGACTTGTTATCCTTTCAGCCAGTCGGTGATGGATTGGAATACCTTGGTCTGATCGAACACGGAGCCGCCGATATCCGGCTGCGTCTCGTTGGCAATCGCGCCCTTGTTCATATTGATGTCGCCTTCCAGGCGATCGGCTTTCCTGGACAGCAGGCCCCTGGCCACGTCCGTCTCGGCACGCATGGCATCGCTGCGGGCGCCGATGTCCTTCAGCCTCTCGTCGGATGCCTTGGCGGTATCGATCTGGTTCTTCGTGACAGGTGCCACGAATGGGCGATCATTCCAGCTCGCGTACATGTTCACCGGGCCGAGCCCGGTTCGCCCGATCACCGGGGATCCATCCTCGGCAGAGCGGATCGTCTTTCCAGCCTGGTCGCGGAACCACATATTCCATCCGCCCGTCTGGCCGCTCACATAGGCGTCTTGACCGGCATAGAGCCCAGTCCCGGCGTTGGCGTAATACGTTGATTCCGGCGTGCCTGGCGTGCCGTAGAACGGGATTCCTTGCGATTCCCCCTTGACCGGCGCCATTGCATACTGTCCGTTGCCACTGATCCAGCCGCCGATGATCTGCCAGACTTCCTCGGGCTTGTCGGCGCGATGCACGGCGCTGTTCTTGAATCCCTCGACCTGGGCGTTGTAGTCCTTGACGATCTTCTCATCCGGCGCCGCCTCGGCCTTCAGGCCGCGGACGTCGTGGTTGTAGCTGCGCAGCAGCGTCTTTTCCTGACGCGCCAGCCGGTCGGCATCATCTTGATATCCAGTAAGCAGGCCCATGATGTCCTCTATCGAAGGTGCGGCCAGGGTGCTGACGTGTCGAAGCCCTTGACGTAGTGCCACGGCTCGCCCGGCTCATAGCCACTCAGCGAGATCCATTCGTAGTTGTCGATGATGTCGCGCTCGGTCAGATACGGGCGATTGCAATCCGAGATCCAGCCGTCGGCCTCGAGAACGATGTGATAGCCGCGTTCCTTGGGCACCCAACAGAACACCAGGCGCGTCGGGATGCCAGCCTCACGACAGGCCGCGCGCACGATCGCCGCGAAGTCCTCGCAATCCCCCTCGGATCTTCCCGTCGCCATTGCCGCGACATCGCGACAGCTCAACCAGTGCTCTTGCGTTCCCCACTTCTCGGCGTCGGAGACGTAGCGAAAGCGGTCGTACTCATGGCGATGAATCGCCTCGAGTCGTCGCAGCTGGTCAGCAGTCAGCACCGCGCACCCTTCCTTCGATGCAGCCGGATGGAGCCGGCGCTTCGGCGCCCGTCTCGAAGGGCGTCGGCGCAGACGCGCAGCCGGCCAGCAGAAAGCTACTCAGCAGGAGGGGGAGCAGGTACTTGCGCATCGGCTTGTTCCTTGATTTTCATCGCCAGCGGATAGAGGCCCATCTTGGTTGGAGTTTCACCGAGCAGTTGCAACAGGGTGTTCACCTCGATGACAGACAGGGTGAGAGTGATTGGGAGGTTGTCCACTTACAGGCTCCTATAAAGTCCGAGATTCGTGAGAAAAACATCGACCGCATAACTGTCGTCGTTAGTCCACAAAGTGTATTGTTCCGGCGTCATTTCGACCCATCCGGAAGTGAGATTTGCTCCGTCAGCATCTTGCAGAATGTATTGGCACCGCGCCGACTGACCGAACGTAATTTCGGCGGGGAGAAACTCAACTTGTGTAGCGGTTGAGGGGAACACTGAAACGTGAGAGATTTGAATTTTCATGTCGATTCCTTTGGTTGTTAATTCACCAGACTGCATTAGGCTATACGCAAAGCATTCCAATCCAAAGTTACGTTGCTTGCGCACGTTACTCGAATGGCATCTCCGACAATGGCAAGTACGGTGCTGGCCCCCGGCTTGAGAATTGTCAAAGTATGGTTAGTGCCGTCCGAACTTATCAACGCGGTGGTTTGCAACGCCGCTCCAGTCGCATAGCAATTTATATCGAAGATAGTAGCGCCTCTGCTGATTGTGTATAAGTCTCCTGACTGAACTGTGGCCGTACACACCACCTGACCGCTAGTTGTTCTAAATAGAGCGGAGTTCACTCTGCCGCCAAAATACGCCGACCCAACCACCCCCAAGCCCCCTGCCGTCTTGAGTGATGCGGATGTGGTGCTGGTGGCGTCAGTGGTGTCGGTGACCGACGTGACGCCGGAAGCACTCAGCGTTCCGGTGACGGCGAGGCCGGTAGCGGAGAAGCTTCCTCGCGTAGTACCAAGTCCGGCCCCAACGATGACATCGACGCTCGTAAGCCCAAACACACCAAGCGACGTAATAGCTGGATGCGTAATCGCCCCAACGAAGGCACCTGTACTATTCAGGAATCGTATGTAGTTGTCGTTTGTCGCGTAGGCTGCCGCCGTGTCTTTTACGGTAATCGGGTTAGTGGCTGATGCGTCTTGGGTGAAAGTGCTCGGCTCGGTTACGGCAAAGGTTCCGCTTACCGTCGTATTCCCCGCAATCGTCAGGCCGCTTGCAGCGGTAAGGGTGTTGGTTGCTCCATTGATTGTTATGCTCATGTCAGTCTCCAAGCGCCGTTGATTTCCACGATCCCGCTTCCGACCGCGACGGAATCAATTTCGATTGCTCCGGTGGAGCAGTTGATGGTGTTGTGGTTGATGGTCACCGTTGCATCGATCGGCGTAGCAATCGAACCATCGCACGGGCGCCGATTGATCATCCCGAGATACCCTTGCGACCTGACTAGGCCCGGTTTGAGTATCACGATCAGTTACCGAACGGCGTCACGTACAGGTTGCCGTCAGCCGACACGCGGATCGCGCTGACCTTCATCGCGCCTTCCTTGACGTGCACGTATTCCGGTACGAAAGCCGGCAAGTACATTCCGGTGTTGGCAACCGCAGTCGGATTGGTGCCGACCTCGATGAAGCAGTCCGTCGTCGACATGATCCGCAGGCTTGTGGCCTCGGATGTCAGGGCTGCCGTTGTCCCGGCAGTCCCGGTGTAGGCGACCGTCTTGCTCTCGCCAGCAATTGGGCGGCCATGGGTTGCAGTCTCTTTCATGTTGCCTCCTTAAAGGAAAGTCACGTCGCCGGTGAAGGTGTATGAGCCAGCGCTACCGGTTCGCCAGTTCAAGTGGAAAAATCCCGTCGTGCTGCTGTAGCGAAGTTCCAGCGGAACGCCGGCGGCAATGTCGGCGGCGGATAGTGCGTCGCCATTGGCACGCCGGATCGACTTCACGCCTAAACCATCGACATTGATTGTTGCGGGACCGGTGTTTGCCGCCGTCGGCTTGAGCACCACCTGCATGCCGTCGACGTAGCTCGTCGCGGTCTGCGGCATGGCCACCACATAGGCGTCGGCCGCGCCGGTATCGACCGCGTAATTGACCGTGCCGGCGTCGACCTTGGCGACATCGGGAAGTAAATCAAACGCCGCTCCGACCTCATCGCGCAGCGTGTTGACGTCGGAAGCCCGCGCCGTCAGGCCATCGTTGATGCGATTGCCGGACGCATCGAAGTAATCGCTCATCGTGCCCTGCCTCTCATCGAATAGTGAAGATTGACGCCGTTGATGGTGTGCGGCCGGTCGTAGGTTGATGCCGACCGGATCAGCATGCCGAGATTCACGCCGTCGCCGTCGACATAGCCCTCTGCGGTGCCGACGACCTGGGCGCCCCAGACGAATTCCGACCAGACCGCGCTGCCCCACTGCCCGCCGCCGCTCTGCACGTTCAGGGCCTGCGTTTCGCCCAGCGGGGTGTCCGGGCTGCCGTAGTTGAGTTCGTGCGTGAAGTCCAGAGCGGTCCCGCCTGGAGCATCGATGTCGAGCACCGCCTTGAAAAATCGCTTGATCTGCTGCGGCGACTTCAGGTGCCCAAACGGTAGGCGCAGGTAGGCGACGACTTCGCTGCCGTCGAACGACGTGCCGGAGTCCATTTCATAGACATAGCCGTCGTCGGAGCCGAACAGCAGAACCTCGCGGCCCGCCGTGTCCTCGACGGAGCAGGCGCAGCGCACCACCTTGCCGATGTTGATGCGCGTGAATTCGATCGACTTTGGCCGGAACTTGGCGATCACGCCATAGCCGTCGGCGAAGAACATCCGATACTGGTCCTTGGTCCGCACGCGGATCGAGGCCGTCACCGACGAGCTGGACAGCTTCGAATCGAGAAGCGGCTGGATCTGCTGGCTGAAGGTCGAGGCCGCGAAGTCGCCGAAGTTCTGCACGGCGTCCAGGCTGGTCATGCCGCGGTCGTCGAGATAGCGCGGCGCCCCGATCGACTGGATGGACCACTCGATCGCACCAGAATCCTCGGCGTGGCGCTTGAGCTCCCAGTCGGCGACACTGGCGCCGTAGAGTAGATAGGTCTGGTTGCGGTTCAGGATTGCCAGCACGCCGCCGGGAACGGTGGAGAATCCGGTGATCTCGTCGCCGGTTCCAATCTCGCCGGCCCCGACCACGACGGACCAGACAAGCGGATCGCCGGGTGCGGCGTGCTGCACCGACCCGTTGGGGAAGGCCAGGAACAGCTGCTCGCGATGCACATGGATGTGCTTTGGCGCGTCCGTGGCCATGCCGGTGGTAATCGGACAGTAGGCGGTGCCGTCGAATTCGAAGGCCTTATTCACGCCGTCGCAGCCATACATCCGGCGCGATGAAGCGGCGCCGTAGAAGTTGTGGTTCAGGAATTCATAGCGACCGCTTGGCGACAGCGTTTGCGCAGCGCTGTTGCCGGCGATCGTGGCCAGATTCAAGCTGGCGCCGACGTCCAGATTCTCGGCCTGGAATACGCCAACCTGCCCGGTGAGGATGAAATATCCCGCCGCCGTGCCGGCGCCCCAGGTGCCGGACGTCACAAAGACGCGATTGACGACTGCGGTCGCGCCAGAAATCGCGCCGGTGATGGTATTGCCGGCGACGATCTCGGTGACACCGCCCGACGTGAAGCTGAGCTTCTTGCCGAGATCGACGGTCGTCCATCCGGCGGCCGACGACTTGAACATGACGGCCGCGGTGCTGCCGACGTTGTTGCGAAAAGCGTACTTGGTCCCGCCAAACATCCAGACGCCGAGGATCCGCCCCTCGCCCGGGACGGTCTGGATGTCGGCGCGCGTTGCCGCAATGGCGGCGTGCAACCAGGTGGCGTCGTCGGTATCGTTGCTGGCGCCGCGCTCCGTGGCGACGCCGTTCGCCACAGCGGCAGCGCCGGCGGCCGTAATGGCTTCGTTATCCTGGAAGGTGCCGACAACATTGAACAGGATCAGGTAGCCAGCTGCGTTCCCGCCTGCCCAGGTTCCGGACGTCACGGAAACCACCAGAACCTCGCCCGTTGCCAGTGACGTTCCGCCGGTGACTATATCGGCCACCGCGAAATCGGCGCTTCCCGCGTCGAAGTTCAGCACCCAGTAGGAGGCGTCCGACGGCCGCGGCCGGCCATCGGTGCGCTCGAATCCGTCGATCCGGCGATAGCCATAGACCACGCCGGGCTCGTAGTTCTCCGAGAAGATCAGCGCACCGGGCTTGATGCTGGCCGCCGGTGATACCTGGTCCTCGCCGCCGGACAGCGGGATATAGGAAGTCCTGACCGCTTCCGCGGTTCTCGCCCGCGGCCGCTTGGGCGGAACAGCTCTCACTCAGGCCTCACGACGATCATTTCGGCCTCGGACATGCGACGCGAGCGCTGGCCGCCCGGAAGATACTTGGCCTCGAGCTTGTCCAGCAGATCGTCGAATTCGATCTGCGCAGAGGCGAGAACTTCGGGCGCCCCTTCGCTTTCCGCGTACATGATCTTGGCCCGGGCGACGATGATCCGCTCGTATTCCTCGGGGATCGGCGATGTGTCGCCGTTGGCGGTCATCTTCGCCGGCCGCTTCCAGTAGTCGCCGGTCAGCGAATAGATGGCATCCGGCGGCGACTGCAGTCGCAGGGACAGATCGGGCAGGATCACGACCGAATCCGGCTTCTGGTTGGTCTGCACGCCCTGGCGATAGTCGCGACGCCAGATCTTGTACGGAATCACGGTCAGCTGCTTGTGATTCGCCGTGCTGTAGTCGAGATAGAAGGATTCCTCGTCCCATACGCCGATGTCGGTGGGAGCTGCCACCGTGGCCGTGCCGGCGATCGTGGCGTGACTCCAGGTTGTGGTGTGCAGGAAATCCCAATCGAACCATCGCGATTGCGTCTCCTGGTCGGCGGTCGCGACCCAGTTGACGACCTTCTCCAGCATTCCGGTCTGGCTGGTGACAGCCGCCGGGCCGGTGCCGCTGATGCCGCAGTCGCGCCGCGTCGCCTGGCAGAGCTGGAGAAAGGTCGACTTCGCCACGTCAGCCTACCTTGGAACCGCTGGCGTCGAACAGATGGCCGTCCTGGGTGTAGCGAGCGTTGGGGGCGCCTTCGACTTCGCCGTAGATCTCGCCATAGGGGCGCCTCATGTTGAGGCGCGGACCGGTTTCCGCGGGATCCTCGGCCTGCTCGTCATCCGAAGGCGGTTGATCGGGCGGGGTTTCGTCGGAAGGCGGATTGATGGGATCGGTGGCCGGCGGATTCAGCGCCAGCAGAGCGGCGACGGCCTCGTCCTTGCCCTTGTATTCGATGCCTGCGTCCTCGCAGAGCTTTTTCAGTTGCGTCCAGTGCAGCGCCTTCAGTTCTTCCTCGTTCATTGCGCCGTTCTCCTTGGGTTACAGCGGTTGGCGAACGATCAGGCCGGTGGTAGCGGGCTTGTTGGTCGTTGGCTGTTGGGTGTCATCGCAGCAGACCGGCCGGTTGCCTTCCAGGCTCCAGTCGCGCGGTTGGGTGTAGCGGCTCGGCTCCGGCTTCGCCTCCGGATCCATCGGGTAGCAGCATTGGTCGTTCATGGCGATCTCCGAAAGAAAAGGGGCGACCGACTGGCCGCCCCCTTCGTGGTCAGACCCGGATTACTTGGTCTGGAACGTGCCGCGGTCGGACTTGATCGCCGTCTTGTCGGCCAGCGGGCGCTGCGTCTGCTCGTTGGTTTCGGGGCGCGGCGACTTCTGCACGTCGAACTTCTGCTGCTCGGACAGGCCGAGCTCATCCTTGCTTTTGGCTTGCATGGTGTTCTCCTTGGTTGAACGGGGTTGTGGCGGGCCGATCACTCAGCCCGCCGTTGCTTCAGGCCGATCGATTACAGGTTGCCGTCGCGCCATTCGACCGTGACGAGGGCATCGACCGCGCCGGCGGTGGCGCCGCCAGCGGAGCCGACCAGGACGACGGTATCGGCCGGCATGTCTTCGGTCACGCCGCGGGTCATGCCGTTACCGACGGCATTGGCCGCAGCGACAGGGGTCGCCAGGGTGCCGTAGGCATCGGTGTCGCCGGCGGAACCAACGATGAGGTTCGACGGGGCGACGGTAATGCCGGTCGTGACCACATAGGCGATATCCAGCAGGCGGCCGGTCATACCCTTGGGACCGACAAAGCGGCCAAGAGTGGCAGCGGAGGTCACGGAAACCGCCGGGAAGCGGTAGGTAATGGTGGTGGGGTTGCTGTAGCTCATTGCAGTTCTCCTTGAACGCTGGAACGGCCGCCGGCTGGCGGCCTATCTCGGGTCGAGCTGCCGATTAGGCAGCAGAGCCCCACTTGATGATGCGGCCCTGTGCGGCCACGGTATGCACCAGGGCGAAGCCCTCGAGTGCGTACCATGCCACGCCCTTGTCGCGACCGAAGTCCTGCGGGATCTTGCCGCGGATCTCGGGCGGGATCACGATCGCCTCGATCACGGTGTCCTCGCCGAAGAAGAAGGCCTCGTCCGACTTGGCGTTGCTCCAGCCCCGGCTGGCCACGCTGGTCTGTTCGAAGAAGCGGAGGCCCTCGTAGGAGCGCCCGACTTCGCCGTTCAGGATCATGCGGAAGCCCTCGGACGTGTAGCTATGCACGCCCTCCAGGTCGTTCTTGAAGCCGCGGAAGGTGCTCGGCCGACCGATGCAACGATAGTTGCCGTCGGCGTAGACCGGGATGTTGCGCTCCTTCATCTGGTCCGAGATCAGCTTGACGTGGGCGTTGTTCATGGCCAGGTTGTTCGTCGCCGTGACGGTGCCGGTGGTCTCCAGCGTGATCGCGGTTGCGCTGTTGCCGCTGGCCGGCGTGACGGTCAGCTTGGTCGCAGCGAACTGGGCGCGAGCCTCGGCCTCGAAGGCCTTGTTCGCGTCGTTCTTCAGCGCCTTGTGGATGATCTGCTTGACCGGGTGGGCCGAGAGATCGTCCAGCTTGCCGGAGTACGGCACGCTGTTGCCGAACTCGTACACGATGCCCGAGCCCTGCGTGATGGTGAAGCTGGTTTCCGGCATCTTCTGCGTCTCGGTGAGGCGGCCGCCTTGGGTGGCGACGTCCGAGTAGATATTCCAGGTGAAGGCCTCGCCCTTGTTCAGGCCCTTGTCGGTGAAGTCGTCGGCGTCGCAATGCTGCTGGAAGCGCGACATCGGCTGCAGGGCAGAGCGAAGAACGGCGGAAAGCTGGTCCGAGTACATGTAGCCGCCAGCGGCATCGGTGTCCCATACTTGCATGGTGTTTCTCCTTGAAATTACGCCAGGCCGCGCTGTTCGCGCACTTTCTGGACGTATTCACTACGGGATTCGGGGCGCGGCGCAGGCGGTGTCGTGTTGCGTGCGGAGCCCCCGCGGATTAGGGTTGCTTTGCGCTTGGCATCCAGCCGCGGATCTGCGGGCGTAGGCGTGGGCGCGGCAGACTTGATAAGCTCCCGCACGCGGTTGGCGGCCTCGTCGATAATCGCCGTAGCAGTCCAGTCAGGATGCTCGCGGTAGACATCAAGCGTGGTGGCGTCAACCAGATCGCGTGCAACGGGCGATGTCAGGTCTTTGTGCTTCGTTTCGAACTGATCGACGGCGGCCGCTCGGTCGGCCTCAAATTCCTCGGCCTTCTTCCGGCGATCTTCCGCGGTCAGTTCCTCTCTGGCACGCTGTACGGCACGGTTTGCGATTTCCTCGGCATTCACAGCGGTAGCTTTCTGCGCCGCGTTGATTTGCAGAAGAAGCTCGTCGGCACGGTCCAGATCGCCGTCGAGCATCGCTTCGTGGTACGCCCTTGCCAGGGCCTTTTGGTCGCCGGGCTGCGCCGGTAGACCGGGTTCAGCGGTCCCAGGCGTCGCCTGAGACTGCTTGATTCGTTGTTCGCGCTCCTCGAGATCGCGGCGTCGCGCCTCGAGCTGCGCAGCTTCTTCCTGCACCCGGCGGCGCTCGGCGCTCGCCTGGTTGAGTAATTCGGATGCGGCGGCGTTCTTCTGGAAGGCCTCGATGCCGCCCGCGGCGTCGATCTTCGACTTGGGAACGCTGCGCTCTTTGCCATTGACCTTGACGACGATCTCCTCGTCGGCCGGCGGCGTCTCTGTCGGCGCCGGCTCGGCGACGCCCAGTTGCTCGCGTCGCCTGGAGTCGTGGCGGGCATAGATCGCCGCGCGGTCGTCATCGACAGGCGCCTCGATCGGTTCGTCGTTTACCTGCGCCATGACGGGGCTGGCAACAACGGCTTGCGTCCGCGTGCTATCGTCGTGTTGGCCAGGGTTCAGGTTGTCGGCGTTCTCTGCGGGCATCGTGCTCTCCTTGCCGTCCGGTGAGGGATAGGCGTAAAAAAACCCGCTCGCGGCGGGCTTGGTTGTGAAATGGACGACCGGCTATTTCCCGGCCAGATCTTCCATTTCGCGAAGCTGTTGGTGCGCTGACCGGCCGGCGCTGATTGAGTCGCCGATCCAGGTCAGGAACATGCGCGCAACGTGGATCTGGTTGCGCAGCTCGGTGTTGGCCTTGATGTCGGCCGGGTCGGCGCCGATCAGCGCCTCGGTGGCCGCTTCCATTTCTTTCATGGCCTTGCCCTCGAGGAACTTGCCAAGCGGCGAGGCCATGAATGTCTCGGCGTCGATGCCCAGGCGGGCGATCTTGACGAATTCGTCGTCGTCGCGATCGTCGATCATCCCTGCGCTCCCGGCACCATGCCAAAGCGGCGGTTACTCAGCGTCGTGCTCATGGCGCCCGTCGGGTTGGCCATCAGCTCGTTGTTGGCCAGCTCGCGCCGGCGGTCGCGCATTTCCGCGATCAGGGCGGCGCGCTCGTTCTGCAGGCGCCCGACCTCGATCTGGTTGCGCTGGCCTTCCAGCTGACGATCGATCGCCTCGAGCGAGGCCTTGATCCTGGCCAGCTGGAAGTCGGCCGCGGCCTCGGCGTTGGAAATCGCCAGCAGGCCCTTCTGTCGCAGGCTTTCCTGCTGGATGCGGCCGTTCGCGCCGATCTCGGCGACCTTGATGCGGCCCTCGACTTCCATCTGCTTGCTCTGAAGCGCGGCCTGCAGCTGTTGCACCATCTGCTTGAGCTGCGCAACCTCGGGATTCTCTTGCTGGCCGAGACTGGGGAAGAAGCGCTCGGCGCCCTTGTAGCCCAGTGCGCCCAGTACCTCAGTCACGACCTCGTTGCCATCCAGGGATGTCATCACGGACGGCAGGTAAGCGGCGATCGTGTTGAGGCCGAAGGCCAGCTTCTCGATACGCTGCTGCGGGTTGGTCGAGCCAAAGCCAACATCACAGCGCACCTTGACGCGACCCTTCAGCAGCGCGTCGTTGACCTCCGAGATCCCGTAGCGCTCCATCAGCTTCGCGCGCTGGCCGGCGACAGCCAGGACTGTCTGGTCGTCCTCGTAATACTGCTCGAGCTGCACCAGCTGCTTTAGCACCGGCTCCACCCACGTCTCGGCAAACACGCGCAGCTGGTACTCGGTAATCGCGTTGGCGTCGCCACTGAGCATCTTCATGCCGCCGACCGTCTCGTTCAGCTGGCGATTGGTCTGCACCGATCCCGGCGAGAACGTGCCGGCCAGCTCGTCGTAGTCGACCGAAACACGGTCCTGCTCCTGGTAGCTGGATCCGGTCACTTCGCCCGGGGTGTCCCACTTGATATCGGTGTTGATGTCGTCCATCAACGTCACCGATCCCGGCACGTTGCGCGTCAGGCTGCGGAAGTCGATGTTGGCGGTGCGGCGCGCGAAATAGCGCTTGTTCATCACCAGCGATACGTTGTCGCGGCGCTGGTTCTGGATCTCGTTGGCTTCTTCCTGCAGGCCGAAGGTCAGCTCGTTCAGGCCGGTCGTGTAGGTGCGATGCGTCTCGATCAGCGCCGAGCCCATGACATAGGGGCGCTCGCCGGGCATCAGGTGCGGGCAGGCCTCGCGCAGCGGAATCGGGTCACTCAGCAGCAGCGTCGTGCCCAGGCTGTAGAAAATGAAGTCCTCGCCGGCCTCGCGAACGATGTTTCGATGCACCCACACCAGATCGAACTGGGTCGTGGCGTGCGACAGGTCCGCCGGATCCGTGCGCTTCTTGCCCTCGCGGGCCGCCCGGATGGTGTCGTACTGCTGGCGCGCGGCCTGATGGATGTCGCCGGTTTCGTAGGAAATCCACTCGCCGGCGTCCATCTGCTCCTCGACGTCGCCGATGAACATCGGAATCAGCTCGATCACATAGGGCGATGAGTTGATCGGGTCCGACCAGTCGGCCGCCGGTGACAGGCGAAAGTTCTCGATGGCGACCAGCGAGACGCGCGGCTTGTCGGCAATGCGCTCGACCACCGTCTCGGTGACGTCCTCGCCGGTTTCCGGGTCGCGCTGGCCGGTCGGCTTGCGCCGCTGGATCTCCTTGAAGTGCCAATCCTGGCAGGAAATCACGACGCCGGTGTTCATGGCGTCCTGGTAAGCGCCGATCAGGATCAGGAACCACGGAATCGAATCATCGAGGCGGTAGTTCAGCACTTCGGTCAGCACCTTGGCCGACATCACCTGGTTGCGATCGGTGGCGTTCTCGGCGCTGATGGTCACGACGTCCTGCGTCGAGAAAAACGCCACGGCGGCCGCGGCCTCGTTGCGCCGGATCGAGGCGCGCGTCTTGGGGCGGAAGCCCTTGGCCCGGAACTTGTAGCTGTCGGTGTAATACTTCGCCCCCGGCGCGTGCCGGTTCTGGAAGTGCGCCATCGCCTTCTCGATGGTCGGGCGCATACTGGCGTCGAACCAGTCACTCGACTGATCGTAGCCGTCGCGAGCCTTCTGCATCCAGCGCGCTCGATCGAGATCACGAAGGATCTGCTCGGGCGTGCGTTCGTCGTGATCGCCCTCGCCGTGGATCACGGCATCGCCGTTATCAGGGGTTTCGCTCACGTCTCAGGCCTCAGTTCGCCGCGGAAGTCCCGCTTCTGCTCAAGCACCTGGCCATGCAGCATCGAGATCGCGCCAGACCGGGCGATCCGGTAGCGTTCCAAGAGCTCGCCGGCCGCGCGCACCACCTTGCGGCCCTCGGGATCGATCTTCGCGATGTGCATGATGAAGCCCATGCGGCCGGACAGCATCATGTTGGTCACTTCGATGATTCCGCCCGGTTCGTTGATGGCCACCCGCCAGGCGCCGGCGAACGCCGGATAGACCTGTTCCAGCCGCGCGATCAGGTTGCGGCACAAGGTCTGGCCGGCGCCCGATACCGGGCCCTCGACGTCGGCGATGATCTGCGGAATCACAAGGTCGGTCATGGCGCGGCGGGGATCTCGGATTGATAGGGTTCGGCCGGCGCCTTGAAGGTCTGGCCATTGCTGAATTGGTACTCGACCGGCCGCTCGTTGAGCTGCTGGCCATCGTGGGCGCGGCATAGCGCCGCCCAGTCGTAGTCCTTGCTCGTCGGTTCAGCCATCAGACCACCTCCGGATATAGATCTGCCTCGTTGGGCAGCTCCACCACGGCAAACCCGGTTGCCCCGGTCCGTAGTGCGTCGCTGCCGTGCGACGCCCAGTTATGCAGCGGCCCCCGCTTCCAGGTGCCGGCGTTGTCGTCCCATTCCTTTTGGTAGTTGTCCAGCGCGCGGATGCCTTCAGCGCAGGAAATCTCATCTATCCAGCAGGATCCAAGGAAAGCGCGGACGGCCTCGATGCCATCCAGCACTTCCTCGACGTTCTTGGGCCGCGTCACCTTGACGATCGGCCGAATGCCCAATCCCTCGGCGACCTCTTTCCGGCTCTTGGCGTTGTTGCCGAGCTCGCGAACCGCGATGTCGTGCGGCATGTAGTGCCGGCCGTAGAAGTAGCCCTTCTCCTTCAGGGTCTTCGCGTAGTGCTGCAGGCCCTCGCCGCTCGACTGGTAGTAGTCGATCAGGCGATTGGCCGCCCCGACGCGCTGGTGAAACCAGATCGTCATCGAGTCGTTCATGCCCAAGTCCCAAAAGGTTTGGACGGGCAGGCTTGGCTCCCACGGCACCTCGCAGATCCGCCCGCGGTTGCGCAGGCTGGTCATCTGCTCGCCGTAGAAGGCGCCCTCGATGGCGACCTCGAAAGCCTCGTCCGGCGTGCTCGGGAACTCTCGCTTCATGTCGTCTCGCTGCTCCTCGGCCTTCTTGGCGTACCAGGCGCGTTGCTGCGCCGTCAGGCGGATGCCGTGCTTCGCCTTCAGCTCGGCGAAATAGGTGGCCATCTTGTCGGTGATAACCACGCCGGCCGGGTCGCGCTGGTAGCGCGCGTCACGCCACCAGGGGAAGAAGTGAAACTTGAAGTCCATTTCCGTCAGCGGCTTCTTGCTGGCCAGCATCGCCCGGGCCTGCTTGGTCATTTCGTAGAAGTCGCCATCGCGGCCCTCGGCCGTGCTCTCCACAAAGATGAACTGGCCTGGATGCACGGCGTTGAAGGCGCCGGTCCGGATCTCGCGCGCTTTCTCGGGATACTTGCGGCAGACCTTGCCGTATTCCGAGACGTGCAGGTATTGCAGCGTGCCCGATCGCATCGATGTCCCGACGCGGATCGAGCTGTTATTCGCCAGCAGGAGCTCGCCGGCGTCGTTCTTGATCGCCGGCCGCTCGGCTTTCAGCCAGGCCGGCAGGTTGTCGTAGGCAAACTTGATCTTGTCGCGGAAGAAAACCGCGGCATCTTCCTTGTTGTGCGCGATCACGCCGGCCCGGATGTTGTCGTTGAACAGGCACACGTCCAGCATGAAGATCTGGATGAACGTGGTGAAACCCAGTTGCCGGGCCTTCAGGATCACGTTCAGGAACCACATCGCATCCAGCAGCTCCACCTGGGCGGGATTCAGCCGGAACTTGACCTTATGGCCGCGTTCGTTGGTGATCCAGTACAGGTTATTCAGCCGCCAGCGCCGATTCCCGAGCTTGGCCCGCAGCTCGTCAATCTCGGCTTGGTAGTCCGGTGCTCGTTCCATTGATGTCGTCGAGCGCCTGCCTGACACTGACCGATCCGGAATGCACTTGCTCCACCCGATCGCCGTATTTCTTCGGCCGCAGCTTGCCCATCAACCACTTGCGCGCCTCGATGCGGAGACGGCTGCGCTGGACGTGCTCGCCATTGAGCTGCCAGCCCAGGTTCTCGCCATCCTTGCCGTGGCGCTCCATGTAATCGTTCGTGCCGTCATCGGCGATGTCCAGCATTTCCTCGCCCATGTAGTCGGCCTGATCTTCCTTGGCCTTCGCGTATTGGGCCGCCAAAGACTCATCGGCCGCCAGCCACTCCTTGAATACCGTGTAGCCTGGCAGGGTGTTGCCCTTGTGCCCGGCCTTGAGGATCGTCACGATGCTATTGCTCGAGCTGGCGATGGCCGCACACACGATTTCCATCACGGCTCGCCGGTCCCATGACTTGCGATCCAGCATCAACGGATGCGGCTTTGCCTTCGCCCTTGGCTTAGCCGCGGCCTTTGTGGGCGCAGGCTTCTCCTTCGGCGCCTTGGCCGGTTGCTTCTTCATGGGGGTTCTCCTTGTCAGCGCCCTCGCGGGTAGCCGGGCGATCCGTGGATCGCGGTGAGCTGCTACTTCAGATAGAACAGGACGCCCACCGCGGATACCGCGGCGCTGGTGACGGAGGCGACGATGGTGCGGATCAGGGAGTCCCGAGCCGCCCGCTTGTCGGCCTTGGCATCCTCGACGGCGGTCTTGGCGGCCTCCTCCTCCTCGTGCATCTTGCGGGTTGCCCATTCGCAGCCCGTTGAGCAATCGCTATTCATCCTCTCGCGCACCCAGGCGCGCTCGATTCCGATCGCTTCGCCGTTGACCATCTGCGTCGCGACCCATTCGTGGTGCAAGTGATGGACGTTCTCATGGCCGTTCAGCACGATGCCGCGCAGCGTCTTTTCGTCGGCCATCAGCTCGTCGATCTTCCCGCCGATCTCGGCGATTCCCGCCGCATTGACCTCCAGCACGCCGAGCATGAGCATCAGAAGCGTGCGCCGGTCCCGGTCGTTCTCCTTGGAGATCTCGGCCTTCAGCTCGCTGGCGACATCGAAACTCATTTCGCCCTCGCCTTGCTGAAGCAGTCCATGCTGCGGAATCCGATGTACGCCCAGGCCGGCGAGGCGAGAATCATGGCCAGCTCGACCGTCGCCCCGGCTTTCATCCATCCGATCGCCTTGGCCGCTTCGAAGGCGATCACATAGGCCGCGGTGGCGTACCACGACTGGCGGGCCATCATGGGGCGTGTGTGCCGGACGTACTCGTCGCTGGCATTGTCGCCACCCCGTATGGTTTCCTGCTGCTGGCGATGGGCTTCCTGCTCGTCCTTCAGCCGGGCTTCTTCCATCGCCAGGATGTGCTGGCGGATCCCCTCGGCTTCCCGGTAGGCGAGCTCCTTGAGCTTTATCATCGCCTCGGGATTGGCCTGCAGGTATTGCATGGCCTGCGCCGGGTCCGTTGTGCCGGTGGCCGAGCTGACCAGCGAAACGCCCGCGGCGACCGCGCCGGGGATATTCCCCGTCAGCAGCGAACCGACCAGGGCCACTCCGGGCCCGGCGTTCGACTTCAGCCAATCACCGACATCGGACCATTTCACGGCGAGCACCCTCCTTGCCAGACGTAAGTAAATGAATGAATGCCCGGCCCCATGTGCTGAATTAGCCGGGCCAATGTGTCCTTGCTGGACAAAACGCCCCATTGCAGCTCGCCATCCGCTCGGCGAATCATCCCGTATCCCATGCCGACCAGCGTGCAACCATGTACCTGCGTCGTCAGATCGCCGGCCTGGCCATCGCCATCGACATCGGCCATCACGTCGCCGGCGAAGTTGCCGTTGTGAATCAGGCAATCCTGGCGGCCGTGCTTGTCCTCGAGGCGGATCACGGCACGCCCCATCGACGGGCTTTGCCAGATCCAGCCGACGTAGGTGTCGGCGATGATGCACGACTGGCCGCGCAGGTTGTCCTTCCACGGCAGCTCGAGCGTGTCGCAGGCGAAGCCGTTGGCCGTCCGCAGCTGCCCCGGCGTTCCGGTGGGCGCGCTTAGACCGCGGCGAATGATCGCGTCCATGTGTGCCCCGAATAAAAACCCCGCCGCGCGGGCGGGAAAAAGGCCGGTGCATGACGCCAGCCCAGGAGGTTCGTGCGGATTACAGCGTTCCGCGCCGGTCAGGCGCCGCCTAGCAGGGCGGCCCGGCTGTGGTCAGCATCCTCTCCACTGTCTCCGCAATGGATCGGAAACGAAAAAGCCCGCGCGAGGCGGGCTTTGCTATTCGTTTGGGCGAGCGACGACAGAAGCGCGGCTCGCAGAGTTGTTATGCCGGCGACTGGCTGAATCGGCGTCCGGCTTTGGTAGCGATACCGGGATCATACCCCAGTGAATTGTCGTCGCACCGTGAAAAACCCGGCGAAACCCGCCTAATTCAACTTTTTGTCAGTTGCTATCCCAGGCGGGCTCCTGCCTGCGCCGGTGCCACATCATGCGCCAGCGCAATCTGCCGCACCAGCTCGTAGCGTGACGCCCATTTGTCCCATTCGCGAGGATCTAGACCGCACAATCTGGCGCGCTCATCGTCCGGATAGCGATGGGTGCCGTGCCCGCCGCAGGTTGGGCATTCCACCTTGAGCTCGCCGGCCACGATCACCCTGGCCCCGCCGCACATCCGGCAATGCGGGAAGCCGAGCTCCACCAGGACGGTCAGCGCCATAAGCTGTGCCACGGCCGCGGAGATCGGGATCTTCGCCTTGATCGAGCGCTTCTGTGATCGATTGGCCAGCACCATCACCGCGCGACGTGCCGCGGCGTAGTCGTAGCCCTTGGACCGGAATATGTCGCTGCCTAAACCGCTGGCCGCGCTCATGGCCGCCACAAACTCGACAGGCCGGCGCGTCGTGTCCGACCATGCCATGTTTCCGGTGTGCATGGCCAGCGCCAGGCGTTCAGTGGTGCCCATTGACTCGTCCCTTTCTCATCGCCAGGTTCCAGGCAGCGATCGCCGCCTCGGTGTCATCCTTGATCGGCCCGATGCACTCGCATTCCGGGCAGTCGATCGCGTAGCGCCCGGGCTCGACTTCGCAAACCTCCACGTCGTCCCAGTTGCAGAATGGGCATTCGAATATCTCAATCATCAGCGGACCCCCCCCGTAGAGCTTTTCCAGTGTTGCGTTTAGTACGTCAAATTCGTTCAGCTTCATCACCGACCACATCCGGCGCTGTCCGTGGATGCCGTTTAACCCGCCTTCGTGGCAGTCCTCGCAGAGCGGCATCGTCATCCAGTCCGGCGCCTTTCGCCCCGGCGTCCTTCCCTCGATAACGTGGTGGGCGTGGCTTGGGCCTGACGCCCCGCAGACGCCGCACGGCAGCTCTTTCACGCGCGCCATGTGGCGCGACGCGGCAGCCGTGATAGGGGTTGATCGCTTCACGGCTCCAGCTTCCTCTGCGCGCAGCCGAACAGCAGGTAGGCCACCGGCCCGGCCTCCGAAACCCCACCAATCAGGCCGAGCTCAATTTCACCATCGGTGTCCATTACCCAGGCGACCGCATTGACGTCCTTGTACTGGCCGCTTTCGATGTTGTCGGCCAGGCGGCGAAGCCCGCCCGGTATATCGGCGACGTGCTGGTCTGGAAACTTGAGTAGCTTCAGCGTCACAGCCGATCGGTCCGCGTGAATTGCCCAGTCGCCCGGGCGAAATAGCGGAAGCGCGCGACGGCGTTCCGTTCGATCGTGTCTAGCTTCGCGTTGAAATCGCGCAGCAACTCGTCGAGCTGCCAATGAAATTCGATGTCCATCATTCCTCCACCATGCAAGATGCCATGTGCTCGATGCGCTCCGGCTCGAGATCTGGCCAATAGCGCTCCGCGATCGTCCGGCAGATGCCGCGGGCCGCCTCCTGATACTCTGCTTCGTCCATCGACTCAAAGGACAGCGACCGCGGAATCAGCTGAATCACCATTCCGTAGTTCGCCACCATTACGCCGATCTCGTCGCACGCCACGCGCCCCTCGATCTGCAGGCGCTTGATCGCCCGATGCGCGTCGATCCCGGAAAACGAATCGATGTTGGCGACAACCAGCTGGCCGAGCTGATGCACCAGGCGGTTGAATTTCGGGTTTCTCGGTTTCTTCAGCTCCGCGGCCAGCAAGTCGCCGATCCGATACCCGCGGGAGCGCAGCTGTGATTCGGCGTAGCTGTCGGCCGGGACTAGGCTTCCCTTCGACACGCGCAGGAAGATCCTCTCGCGCTTGCTCACGTCGCCCCCAGGATCTCGCGCGTCACGATCGGCGCCTTACCGAAGGCCCCCTCAACCAGCAGGCGGGCCCCGGGCGGTAGCGTCGCCATCGCCCGATCGTAGCCGGCCAACATCGCCGTCGCCGCGAGCTGGTAGCGATCCCTGTCACACGTCAATCCCTGGTCGCGCGCCCGGCTCTCGATCGGCTTCGGCTCTCTCGTCTTGCTTATCGCCCCGGTGTCTCGGTATCTGCGTAGCTGGTAGTAGCTGTGCCAATGTCCCGCCGGGCATCGCTTACCAGGTGTCCCATCGACCCTCACGTCCGGCCCCGAGAATTGCACCTGGCACGCCGGGCATGTGTATTCGACACTTGGCGCTTTGCCATTGCTCGACATCAGACCTCCCTCACCGCGATGCCAAGACATTCACGCATCTGCTTCGCCTTGATCCGGTAGGCCTTGTCCTTGCGAGTCGCTTCGGATTTCACGTCCTCGACCACCAAGTCGCCGGACTCGATCAACGCGGCCATGACCTCAAGCGCGCGCTGGTTGGCGGTAACGTGATCGGCAACGTACTCGACGCCACCAGGTAGGCGGAATCGCACTTCCCTGGCCAACATCAGGATCTCGCCCGCCTTCATCAGGTGCCCCAGGTCGCGGTAGCGCTTCGCCTGCTTGCGGCTGGCGTGCTTGATGCCGTCCGCGTCTGTTGTCGGCGTATTGCCGTACTTCGGACGACGCTTGTTCTCTACCGACGCCGGCAGCGGGGCCGCGGCAATTAGCTTGGTCAGCGCTTTCGCGNNCCTCATCTGGTGCTCGGCATATTCCAATTCCGTCATTCGGATTACGCTCATTGGTTTTTCTCCATGAACGCCAGACGGGCGGAAATCACGTCGGGCGTGGTCTTGGCGAAGTCAGCGCAATCGCGCAACTTATCGCCGGCGTAGCAGATGAAAGGCTCATGTCGATCGCAGGCGCCATATCCACGCCGCGCCATTCCTTCGCTGCACCGCTTGGGCGACCAGCGCAGGCACTCGACACAACGGACCAGCACGTCAGGCATAGCGACAGTCCTGAATCGGCGGCCGCCCTCCGCGCGGATTGGCAATCTTTCCACCGCGTACCGTGAAGCACTTTCGACAATCCGGGTTCTTGCACCTGTACCGATACCCGCCAGTCATCCCACCCCGGCGATGACTGTCCGTGCTTCCGTGGCGATACACGCCGGATCCGCACTCGGGGCAAACGATCAGATTCACGCCGCCACCTTTTCGCATTGGCGGTTGCTCCAGACCTCGCCGAGCGCCGCGGACGCCATCACGATCTGCATCGGTAGAAGTCGCTCGCCGGACAGGTAGCACGTCCGCAGGCACTTCGCCCAATGCAGAAAGTCGTATCCGTCCTTTGGCTTTCTCTCGGCGGCCGCCTGGTCGATCCGCCGCGCAATCTCCTCGGCCGTTGGTGTTGGAGCGGGTAACGTAGCGGGACGGCTATCTCGCCTCGCGGCATCGCGACACATGCCGATGAATTCCGGGAGATTCGGCGGGTATTGCCTGTCGTCGCAGGCCTGCAGCGCAGAGGCGATCTGCGAGGCCGTGAAGCCGCCGAGCTTATCCGCCCAGGTGGCCTTGACGTCGGCCAGGTTCGTTCCGTCCCACTGGCGCCCGAATGCCGCGCCGTAGAGCGCAGCAAGACGAGAGAAAAGACGCTCAATCCAATCGCGTTGCCTCTCCGCTGATAACTCGCGAAGCGTCACCAGCACGCCGGTTTGCGCCGGTGAGCTCGGCAATGGTGTCGGCGGTTCGACTTGCTCTGCTGCTTCCATTTTTCCCATGACTGCCTCCAGTCGGTATCGTCCAATCGCTGAGAAAGTGATCGGCCGGCCCAAAGAATGTGGTTGGCTGCTTGATGAATTTCGATTCGGTTTTCATGGCTTCGCAGTAAGCCGCGTAGCGAAGCACGCCATCGAGAATGATCTGATGCCCTACTCCCGACGTGATTCGTGCAGTCCATGCCCGAAATGCGTCTTTCTTGCTCGCTCCTGGCCGCGATGGATACGCTGACCATGCCGCATCGAACTCCGGCGGGTAATCCGACAATGGTTTTGGTTTACCTTTGGGATTGGGATTGGGATTGGGATTGGGAGCATTGCCTTCGCTATGCGGTGGCATAGCGTCCGCATTGCCTTCGCTATGCCACCGCTTTACAGCTGACGCCTGGGCCTTACTGCGCTTGGATTGCGCTTCGCTGATCTCGTAGTCACAGCGCTGATGTGCCCATCCCGTATCGGTTTCCGAGAAAAATTCCTTGAGGACGGATCTGACGACATTGACGTCCGATCGCATCCGGATCAGCTTGGCCACTTCCTCCGGATCCTTGGGTAACTGAGCTTCCCGCAAGTAGTACAGGTCTATCAAGCGGCGGTAGGCGATATCCTCGATCGGGTCAAGGTGCGCCGTTCTGGCCAGGTAGTCGCCGATGTGGAATGGGTAGTAGTTCATGTCGCCGCCCAAACCCGTTGGCTGCGTCCGGATAGCGTTGGCACGGTTTCCCCGGTGGGTCTGGCCAGGCCGGCGCGCTCTATCTCGGGTAGGCGGCGGCAAACGGCCACGCGATCGATCCCGGTGAGCTCGGCGATCCGTTCCGGACTGGCCGGGCCGTGCCGCTTGAGGGCCGCCAGAATCTCGGCGCAGTGACCGGCCGCGAACTCATGCACGCGCGCCGCGGCCTGCTTGCTGGTGTCCGGATCGTTGCGCCTGGCCAGGTGGCGAAAGTCGGCCGGTGCGGGCGCCGTGAAGTCGATAGCGAGCTGTGACATTTCCCCCGCCTTCCCTCTAATGCCCGTCGCTTCCGTTGCCGCGCGTCATGCGGGCAACTAGATTGGCAACATGGATCTGTTGCGCCGCCCACTCGTCGAGAACTTTCCGGACAAGTTCGGACTTGTCCATGTTGTGAGCCCGGCTGTGTGCTTCGAGAACTTGGTCAGCTCGCTCGGTGATCTTTGCGCGCAGGTCGCGGTATTCCGCCATGCTGTCGGAAATTTCCATGTATCCCTCGTTGTTGTTGTGGTGGGATCGGGGTTGAATGGGTGCCACCGACCAGCAAGAGCCGGCCGGTGGCGGCGCGCAGCGCGGGAGGGGTTGCTGCGCGCGGGGGGATCATTGCTGTTGTCCTGTCCGGAGCGCCGGCCTGTCCGCACGGAGAGCCCCTCCTGTCGCCAGCTCGATCTGGTACTGGCGCCCCTCCGGGACATCCATGACTTCCTGCCACTCGGACACGGTGGACGGCGAGCAACCAAGGGCCCGGGCCGCTTTGCTGACGCCACCAAAGTGCTTAATAACTTTTTTGGGGTTCATAGTGGCGCCGATTTTCTGGGTTCCGATTTTCGTTGTCAAGTCTTTTTTTTCGGCATCCCGATTGCTAAGATGGCCAGAATGTCCGTATGAACACGCCAGGACAACGGATCAGACAAAAGCGCAAAGAGTGCGGCTATAAGAACCAGGGCGCGTTTGCCAAACTGGTCGGGTGCAGCCAGAGCACCTTGTCTGAAATTGAATCGGGAGAAACCCAACTCCCAAGCGCAAAGGTACTTGCGAGAATGTGCCAACTGCTAGGTGTAACAAGTAGGTGGATTATCTATGGGGAGGCGGGGGAGGTTTCAATACCATCCCCACAGGAGGAGCAGCTGCTACAGTCTTTCAGGGATCTCAGCGAGGAATCCCAGGCCTCGATTCTCGCGCTGCTGAAGTCCCTAAAGAAGTGATCTAGCTCCAGCCAGAACCCCGTCCGCATCGGCGCGGACGATCGATCCGCCGATTATTTTTCCGAAATTATCGGAATTCCTATTGACTTTCTTTTTCGGAACTCCGAGAATTTAGCTACCCCGGCATTCCGCCGGCGATATCACAGGAGGTAGCGATGAAGCAAACAATTCTTGGCTCTGCGGTCGCCGGCCTGCTTGACATGGCGTTCGGCAAGATTCTTCATACCCTGCTCAACGTCGGGCCGATGGGCTACACCCAAAAGCCCAAGCGCCGCACCGGGACGCTCAAGCCCGACCACGGCAACAAGATCCCGAATCACATCAAGAAGGCGATGGGCCTGCCCCACTACGGCGCGCAGGAATGCGCCCGTCGTCGTCAATTCGGTTTGGCCGGGTAAGCCATGTGGACCGATGACGACAGCGAGCAGAGCTGCGGGTTCGCCGACCCGGTAAGTGACTTCATGTTGGGCTTGGTGGTTGCATTTGTCCTGGCCCTGATCGGGGTCTGCATGTTGGCATGGGACGCCGGCAAGATGCCGTTGTTTGGGGGCTGACATGGCGACTCCATCCAGCAGCTACCCCTACGAATTCGACGACGAGCCTTATGCTCGCCAGCTCGCTCCCGTCGTGCGGCGTGAGGTTGCCGAGGCGCCTTGGCAGACGACGTGCTCGCATTGCAGGACTACCGCGCCGGCCATCCGTATGCCGGCTGGACAGCTGTGCCACAACTGCAGCAAGGGGGTGATGCAATGATCGCCCGCGTGCTGCG